TTGGCCATCATTTTAAGCCAAAGCCAGCATGAAACCCAGCCAATAATGAAGCTGTAAAGAAACTGTGTGTCGGTCATGCCCAGCCCCTCACCATGTCTAGGCCTTGCTGGGTGATTCCACACACAATGCCTTGAGAGCCACTTGTAAGCGCTCTACGGATGCCTAAATCCTGTATTAGTCCGATGGTACGCAAGTCACTGCAGCGCTTCCAGTAGCCCTTTATCTCATGGCCCGACAATGCAGCACGCATTCCGGCTTCCTCATCAGTTAGGCCAAGGCTGGCTGTGGCGTACTGCTCAAGCAGGATTGCCCTGTGTGTGCCTACCCGTAATGGGCTGATCTGGCGTGAGGTTTCAGGGTCTGTAGCTCTGAATAGTGGTAGGTCTGTGTAGGTCATGTTCCCTGACTTTCTGCCCTTTGAGTGGCTATGTGTGACTATACACAATTTGAGAAGTCGGTGGTGGATACCCAATGGAAACAAAGTACCCACCACCTAGCCCCAGCCCTGCTCAAACAATGGCTGGGAATACTTACAGTTTCAAGGCTCGAAAGACTTGCTCAAAATGTTCTGCAGTTTGGCTAACCAACTCAATATGGAACCAATTAGGTGAGCCTTCATACGAGCCTGCGTTGTCGTCGGCAGTAAAGATTTTGACACCTGTTTTGCCTTCACCACGCGAACAGCGATAGCCAGCCCCATAAGTGCCGTAGGCGTACCAATGCATTTCACACAATCCTAGCGCTTTGCTGTTGGCTAGAAACCAATCCCAAATAGCACGTGCTTGGGTTTCGTCTTTGTATTTAAGGTCTGCTGCATACCCGGTGGCGTGAACTGATAGTCCGGCATTGTTACGCATTGGTCTATTGGCGTAAGTACCTAATGACGTTAAGCCCCAGCGTTTGCCACAAAGTTCTACCAGTTTGGCTGTAACTGGCTGTGTGCCTTTGCCGTCCCAAGATGGGTAATAAGGATAAACTCGGTTGCTCATGGCTGTGGTGGGTCTTTAGGTTTATCTTTAAGTCCGTTGCCAGCAAGCAAGCCGATGAGGCCACCTGACAATGTGAGCAGCATACTGCTAAGGACTGACCAGCCTGCTGAGTCATTGGGGGCCTGTTCCATAGGCTGCACGACAAAAAGCAATCCGTACAAAATTGCTATGACGCTAAAAAGGAAAGACATTGTTAGTCCTGCGCCAACCATAAAAACAAGTCGTGCTTTTATTTCTTCATTTGAGTATTTTGTTTTAGCCACAACGTCCACCACCTATTTGATTTGTTGTTTCCGTTACTGCTGTTAGTGCTTTGTTTTTTACACGTTCGCAATTAACACGAGTACGGTCTGCGCAAGCGGTGAGCGATGCACAAATGACCAATAGAATCAGACTATTTCGTATCTTCATTTGATGTTTCCAATGTCCAACCGTTTGCAAGTAATTGTGCGTATTCTTCTTCGGTCATTTCTCGAACTTCATCGTCTATTTGTATGTTTGGTCGTGTCATGTTTATTTCCTGTATCCGTAAACGCTGATACTTCCGTTAGTAATGTTGCCTGATGCTGGCGACACAGTAAAACCAGTTGATTGCACAGTTGAGTTTATTTGCGCACCTTGAACACTGCTTAAAAGCGTTGAGTTAGAGGTCATTTGCCCGTATTTTATTTTGGCTAAATTAGGCGACGAAATTTCAAATTGCACAAAGTTATTGCCAGTTGCCTCGAAAGTTCCTAAAGGAATGGTGGTGCCAGTTGCGCCGTAGGTGTTTATAGTTCCTACGCCGAGTAGTTGATAAAAACCTTGATAGGTATAAACACTTCCAGTAATGCTGGTTAATTGGATATTAAAATCCACTGAGCCTGCTGTTACCCCCGCAATAATAATTCGGTAATTGTCGTAAGTACTTGAAAAACAATTACTTACTGTAACGCTTGCAACAGGTGTTGCACTTACGTTTGTGGTGCTAATAAAAGCCAACCCAGTATTTGTTTGAAGTGTTGTCATCTGTGCTGCTGTCAGGATTTGTCCTGAAGTGAATGTTTGTTCTGCCATGTTGATGTTTCCTTTCTAGAAACTGAGAAGGTTGTAGTCAAGCGTTCCGAAGATTGCGTCGTCAAGTGTGATGTATTGGTTGCCGTCCGTACTCTCAAAAGTGTACGAAACAATATGGCTGCTAGGTGTGATGTTATGTGCTATGCCCGAAACGATCAGGGTCTGTGTCTCGGTGGCTGGGGTGCCCACTACAAAGTTTTTGACCACGCTGCAGATACTGGTCATGTCAAGGTTCAGCACAATGTTTTGATCTGTGGCCGATAGCGCTGACATTTCGGTAGATAGGCCTGTAAACCTGAGCACTGGGTTCTGGTACTTGCCGAGCAGATAGTTACCAAGGCCAGCAACCTCAGCCACAGTGCTGTTCAGCAGATTAGTAAGCGCGTATTGCTGGGATTGGTAAAGCGCAATGCTGGCCGCGTTGCTGGTGGTTTGTACTGCACCAGCTGGTGATTGAGTGATTATGTAGTTGTAGAGCAACTCATCACCAAATTGGTTAATAAGCGTCTGATAGGGGATTGATCCTGTGTAACTAAACGTGGCACCAGCTACAGGGTTTAGAACGCTAGACCTGCCCTTAAAAGTAAGTGTGCCTGCAGCTGACATAAACAAATAGCCCTGCTCGCTGGTATTTATAAGCTGTAAATAGTTTAGGCAGTTTTCGTCTTGGGCAATGTTAAAAGCACCAAGGGTAGACAAGCCTGTGTCAATAGATCGAGCGCCTTGGTAGTTAATTTCTGGCAAGTCCAGCACTGTGTTAATACGTGTACCGCTGGCCTGTGCTGTCGTGGCAACAGCGTTTAAGGCTTGGTTAGCTAGCACTGTAAAGTTGTCAGCGCATGACGCGTACATCATGTCTTGGTTGCTGATGTCGTAGTCAAGATTCCAGTCAGTAATTAACCCGGTGTAAATCGGTGTGCCGTTAGCCAAGATTTGTACCGGGCACCTAGGCAGGACAAACGGGTAATACGGGCTGGCAGTGTTAGATGGGTTTAACACTTGGCTGGCGTTGTCAAAAGCAATGACAGCTGTACCAGCGTTAAATTGGTCTAGCTGGCGTGAACGGCCACGCCTAATGTTGACATTTTCAACAAGGCTAGTCAGATCAACAAAAGTGACACCACCTAAAGTGCCACGGCCTGCAGTGTCTAAAACACCATAAAAAGCATCGTTAAGTTGAAAGGGTGTGCCAAAGCCAGTAGTGCTCTGAAAGCCCACCAGCACCTGCATTGTAGGAACGCTCATGCTGGGGCAAAAACCGTTCCATTGAGCCGCTGGGCAGCCAAAATTGCGTTTATGATATCGGTTCCCACTTGAGCGCCAGAACTCACAAGACCTGCTTGCACGTTTATATTTACATCACCAAAACCCATACCTAACGGGCCGCCAGTGCCTGTAGGGGCTTTTAATTCTTCTGGTTTTGTAACTTTGACTTTGGGGCCGCCAATACCTGCTGCGATTACGCTGTCAAAATTGGTTTCGTCAGCAACGATTGTTCCTGCGTTAGCCATTGACTCAAACGCGTTGATGCTGCCAGTGTTGCCGCCGCCACCACCACTGTTACCTAGTTGACCAATACTGATAGAGCCAAGGGTGGCAATATCTTTGCCGGGCTTAATTAGATTGATGCCCTTGATTACTAGGTTAATCATGGTGATAAACGCGTTGCCCATAAACTCAAAATAGCCAGCCACACCATTAACTACTGTGCGTACAACACTGCGAAACGTGTCAAACTTTTTGTAGGCCATCACGATTGCAACACCAAGCGCCACAATGCCAGCAGTAATTAGTACTAAAGGGTTTAGAGCTAACACAGCGTTTACTGCTACAACGCTGGCCGCTAGCACACCAAAAGCAACTGCTACAGCTGTAATTAGTTTCGGGTTGTCTTGTGCCCACGTGGCAAACTTCTGTAGCACTGGCAAAGCCTTTTCAAGTATTGGCAACAGTGCAGAGCCAATACCCTCTTTTAATTCGGCAATACCAAGAGTAAATTTGGCTAGTTGACCTTCTGTGGTTTCTCCTGCTGCTTTGCCAAAACCACCAAAATTTTTAGTTAGTTGTTCAGTAATTGCTCCGAAGTCTTTTGACTTAATGAGGCTCTGATCAAGTCCTAAACCAAGTTTGCCTAGCGCGTTGGTGTTGCCGTCATACCCTTTGGCTAATGCTGCTGTAACCGTTTCAAGGCTTTTGCCTGATCCTTTTGAGATGTCAACTGCTAGGGCCAATAGTTCCTGTGCTTTTGTGACGTCACCTGTGCTGCGAGACAGTCGAGCCATTGCAGGACGCAAAATATCGTCAGCAGTGTTAGTTGACATCATTAAAGAGTCAATAAATTTTCCATTTTCTTTTATTGCTCCAGCTGTGGCAGTAGTTGATTTGCCTAG